TATCCAAGTAACAACCCTACCGCCGGTATTTGGCGAGACAATGTGATGGGTTCCTTATGCCACTACAGAAACTAGCGTTAAAACCGGGGGTTAATCGGGAAAATACTCGTTACACCAGTGAAGGTGGGTGGTACGAATCCGATAAAATACGGTTCAGACAGGGCACACCGGAGAAGATTGGTGGGTGGCAGCGTATATCTGCGGCTACGTTCTTGGGTGTCTGTCGTTCTTTGTGGAACTGGGTAACACTTGGTAGTCAGAACCTCATTGGAGTAGGTACTAACCTTAAGTTCTATATCGAGAATGGTGGTACCTACAACGATATTACGCCTTTACGGGCTACAGTAAGTCTTACTAACCCGTTTACCACTACGAGTGGTTCCCCTACGGTAAGCGTTGTAGACACTAATGGGGGCTACATATCAGACGATTTTGTCACTTTTTCGGGTGCATCTGCGGTTGGTGGGCTTACCTTAAACGGTGAATTCCAGATCACCGTCGATACCACTGCAGCAAATACGTACTTCATAACAGCTTCTAGTAACGCTACTTCTACGGCAACTGGGGGCGGTACGGTGTCTGCTGCTTACCAAATTAACAACGCATCGGCTACCGTAATACCTTTAACGGGTTGGGGAGCAGGTTCGTGGGGCGCTGGAGTATGGGGCACTGGTGGTACATCTGACACTCAGATACGTTTATGGTCACAGATAAACTTTGGCGAAGATCTTATATTTGGGCCTCGTGGTGGGCCTATATACTACTGGGATGCCACGGCAGGGCTTAATTCTAGGGGCGTTACATTGGCCTCAATATCCCCTGTAGGAGCGAACGTACCGAACATACAAGACTTTATTTTAGTGTCAGATATCAGCCGTTTCGTGTTTTGTTTTGGTTGTGATCCCCTAGTTACCAACCCAATAATTACTAAAAACCCGATGTTAATCCGTTGGTCAGACCAAGAGGACGCTACCCAGTGGACTCCTGCGGCAACAAACCAAGCAGGTAGCCTTCAGCTATCGCGTGGAACAGAGATTGTAGCGGCCAAACAAGCCCGTCAGGAAGTTCTAGTATGGTCAGATTCGGCTTTATATGCCCTCCAGTACGTAGGTGCCCCAGTAGTATGGGGAGCACAGCTTGTCGGTGAAAACATCTCCATAGCCTCTCAGAATGCGGTAGCGTACGCCAATGGTGTGGCCTATTGGATGGGTGTGGATAAGTTTTATAAGTACGACGGACGCACACAACCACTGCCCTGCAACCTACGTAAGTTTGTATTCAACGACTTTAACAGTGCCCAGTATGAACAAGTGTTTTCGGGGACTGTAGAGTCTTACCATGAGATTTGGTGGTTTTACTGCTCGGCTGAGTCCGATACTATTGATCGGTATGTTGTGTATAACTATCTGGATAACATTTGGTACTATGGCACGATGGGTCGTACTGCATGGTTAGATTCGGGTTTGCGAGACTACCCACTAGCTGCAACTTATAGCAACAATCTCGTGAATCAGGAAGAAGGTGTTGATGATAACGAATTAGGGGCAAGTACGGCTATCCATGCCTACGCCTCTACTGCTGAGTTCGATCTAGATGACGGACATCAATTCAATTTTATCTGGCGCGTACTTCCTGATATCACGTTTGACGGATCTACAATAGAAAGCCCAAGCGCGGTAATGACGCTATTACCCATGCAAAACTCTGGTTCAGGGTATAACTCTCCTGCCTCGGTAGGCGGGACAAATGACGGTACAATTGTCAGATCCGCTGTGTTACCGATAGAGAAGTTTACGGAGCAGATCAACACCCGTGTGCGGGGCCGTCAGATGGTGATGAAGATCGAGTCTACCGAGTCCGGTGTGACATGGCAGTTGGGGTCTCCGAGGTTGGATATGCGGCCTGATGGGAGACGGTAGTGGCTGGCGATAACACAGTATACAATGTCCCGTTTCGTGCCCCAGCACTACCCTATCCCCCGCAGGTATACGATCAGGGGTCATTTGAGCAGTTTAACAACATACTGCGGATATACTTTAACCAACTAGACAACGCGCTGAGAAACGCTATGGCAGTCCAAGAACCGTACGAGTTACAAGTAGCTAAAGGCCAGATTGCTGGTGCTTCTACGTTGTATAAGTTTGGTACCAATCCAGACATCGATAGCGCAGAAGAAACGGTATGGAGCACTGGGGGTAATTATCCGTGGCCCACCGCTGCGTTTACTGCGTTTATCAGTAGCTCTAGTACAGCAGACACTAGTGCAGGTACGGGTGCACAGACCGTAACCGTTGAGGGGGTAGACGAGAACTACGCAGCTCAGACCGTAACCGTCAGCATGAATGGGCAGACTCAGGTGCAGATTGGCGATGCTTCTGGTTGGTTGCGGGTTAACCGCATATTTGTTGCTACTTCAGGATCAGGGGGCACCGCTGCAGGTACGATCTATGTCGCTAATAGCGGCGTTACAAGTGGGGTACCTACCGGAATAACGTACGGTCAGATTGTACAAGGCGACAACCAAAGCCAGATGTCAGTGTATACCGTACCTGCAGGATTCACGTTATTTCTTGACGATGTTACGTTTACAGCAGCTATCGCTATTGCTAACAAGAACGTAACCGCTAAGTTCGTGACTAGAGACTTTGGCTCAAACACGTTTCGCACAAAGATCATACAGACAGTACAGAGTAATTTGCTTGTATTGCCTTTTCATTACCCGTTCAGCATTGCAGAGAAAACGGATATAGAATGCCGAGCCAGCTCCGATACCACCAACGTAGTCGTCGGCGCTTCATTTGAGGGGGTGCTAATAGCAAACTGATATGGCTACTCCAAACTGGAAAACTTACGATACAAATGGTGACGGCAAGCTAACCGACACTGAACTTACTACGTGGAACAATGTAGTAAAGGCTTATAAAGAATACGTAAATCCTAATTTTGAAGACACTTACGAAGCAGATATTGCAGCTAGTGAAAGCACTTCTGTAAGCCCCTATGAAGATGGGTCAGCATCCGATAGTTTTTATGAGAACTGGGGTTTTCCTGTCCCTGATACAGAAGAAGAAACGGAAGCCGCACTTATAGCAGCGGCGGAAACCGGCAATATTGATGTTATAGAAGCAATACTAAGTACCGCAAGTAATGCTGTAAGTGGCGCGGTACTAAACACAGTAATGGAAACTTTCTATGACTCGTTTGGTATACCAGCGGGATTAGATGATCTTAGTGGGTATGGAAGTACTCCAAGACCCGAATTTAAAGTAGATTTAGACTCTCTAGCAGCCATATACCTAGCTGCAGGTTCGAACAATGAAATTCCCCTAACTGAAATGGACGCACAAGGACTCGCGTTGGGGGAGCACATGCGAGCAGTTAAAGAAAACATACAGCAAGCTAACGCGTATGTTGATGCGTACGGCGGGTCGTTTTACGACTACTTCGTAATGCCAAACCTATTGGTGGAGCTTAGTCCTCTCGCTCAAGAGTATGACGCTAATAGAGATGGGTCTTTAGACGAAAACGAAATGCTTGAGTATACAAGGGCGTGGGAGGAAGAGAACGGAATAATGCGCTTTGCTGACGGTACGAGTGCTACTGCCGCAACAGCCAAAGCGGCGGATCTAGATGGGGACGGCCAAATATCCCCGCAGGAGTTAGAGTTTTGGGAGTTAAATAGAGGAGGCGATACAGATCCTAATCCGAGTCGCACAGCATTCTTAGCAGATTATGGGTTCGACGCCAGCCCCAGTGCAGCGTGGCTAGGTAAATTTGCACGCGAGTCAGCCGAAAGTTTCCAGACGGGCGCGCAGCAAATATTAACGCAAGGTTTACAAGATGCGGCGATAGCTATCCTTACCATATACCAGAACGGATTACTTGAGCAGTTGGAGTCGGGAGCGGATACGTTATCTAGACCAATTATAGATAAAGATGCCCCAGCGTACTCTATTATTGGAGCCGATATTGATAGCTATTTTAATAGGATCTTTGGTGGTAAAGACACTATATCGAGAGATGCGCTACTGACTAATGACGAGTTTTATGATGTAGGTATACAACTGGCAACAAGAAACAGCTCGACCCCTATGTTGAGTGCAGAAGGCATTACATTAACGGATACAGACCAAGCTCTCGTAGATCGTTATGTAGCGGTTCGAGATGATTATCAAGCAGAAGCTAACGATAATCCTTATGGAGATACAGTTTACTATCCTAGTGGTTTAGGCCCAGAAGAGATTGAAGAATTCGACGCTAGGCAAGCAGAAATATACCCTATGCGGAAGATTGCTAGGGAGATATTAGATCAAATCGAAGGGATAAAACTTAACGCAGATCCAAATAGCCCTGAAGACCAAGCAGGGTTAAGCGGGTTGGGTAGGATTGTAAGTTGGGCGGAAAGTGCCTTTGAAGATTACTCAGATATATATAGAAATGTTACTGCAGCAAGTTTAAAAGCTACGGGAGGAATTTTAGAGGGTATTGCAGCGGTTTCGGTACTGTGGGGAGAGAACCCATTAAGCACTACAAAAGGTGCTATGGGACGTGCCTTATCTTCATTAGGTAATGATGCTTATTCACCAGAAGTTAAGGAAGGTATAAAGGAAATAGGGCGAATTACAGGTAACGCTAGAGGGTGGGAGGAAAAAGCCGAAGCTTACTACGGTGCTATTAGCGACTACCCCATAGCTTTTCTGACAGACACCGTACTTGTAGAAGTGCTACAAGAAGGCGTACCTTTTTTGGTCGGAGGACTTGCTGGCACTACGGCTAAAGGAGCGGCACTGCTTAAAGGGGTAGCTACAGACGTTGCCGAAAGAATAGGGGCCAAAGCGGGGTTTAAAGGCGAAATTACTTCGGATTTAATAGAATCCGGGTTTATGAGTATGGGTGGTGGGTACGACGAGGCATTAGGGAGTCTGCTATACGAAGAAGCTATAAACCCAAAAACAGATAAACCTTGGACTCAAAAAGAAGCTGATGAATTAGCGCAAATACTTGTAGAAGATAAGGTTGTAAACAAAGCCACAGGAAAAGTTTATACCGCACAAGAGATAGAAAGACTAAGAGAAGGGCTTGTACGAAGATCTCCTATTAACCCTGATACGGGTAAGATATACACTCAAGCAGAAGCAGAAGAGGCCGCACAAACTATAGGTATAGGGCAAGGTGTTGTAGGGTTAGTCACTACTTCAATATCTATGCTTATGGGTGGAAACGCACTAGAAGCAAAAGTTTTTCTAGATAAAATACCTAACGCCGACGAGATATTAAACTTAGCTGACGATATTGTAGATATTGTTACCCCTAATGCTACGGGTGCTATTAAAACTTCCCTAAAAGAAATAGGTAGACGCCTTTTTGAGGATCTTAAAGGGTTTGCAGAGTGGCAAGGGGCTGGTGTAGTAGAGTTTATTACTGAAGGAGCGGAAGAAGTATATCAAAATGTATTCCTAGAAAATGCGTTATGGAGTTACGGAGATAAATCACGAGATTTCTCTGGTAATACTTTTGAAAATGGTTTAGTTGGGGGTATAGCAGGTAAAGGCGTTGCCGATGTTATGGCAGGGTCAAGCCTTGTATCGGATGCTCTATTCGCTTTAAATCCTGAAATCAATGAGGTAGTTAATAAAGGTTTAGCAGAAATTGAAGCTGGGGCAGACCCTAGTACCGTCGCCAAAAATATCCAAGAAAGTTTAAATGGTTTTGGTATAGAAGACAAAAACATACAAACTGATTTTGCTAACGCCGTAAACAACGAAGGGTACACGACCCGCGAAGAAGCAGGTGCTAAATTTGATGAAGCTGGGTATGAGTTTACAGAAGAAGAGTTAGCGCAATACACAGGCGAACTAAACGAAGCAGATACCCTCAACAATAT